ATACTACCATTGTAAAACATAAACGGTTTTTGAGTTCCTTTACCGATACCCGATACTATACGATTAACTTCGGTATTAGCAGTATCATCAAACATACGATGTGCGGCGTATCTTGTAAGAGGTGTTCCTTCTAAACGACCTGTATCGGTATAACAAAGTGCTGAATTGAAATTAACTGATAGTCTTAATGCGGCATCGTTATCTGTAGTCATTGAAAAATCAGTTACTTTACAACCTCGATATACACGAGTCAATTCTTTTGAATCACCCGGTGCGCCGTTTAAGTCCGGTCTACTTCCATCCGAATCTACATCTATTCTTCTTTGAGATACCTCTAAACAAAATGATGGAAGGATAGACTTAGAAAACAATAAATGTTTAACAGGGAAAGTAATTTGACTAGTAGCAGAAATAGCGGCTACTTTAGTATTAGCGATGTCTGTAGGACTACTAACTTTTCTAACTATGATTGTAGTAGTTGATGTTGCGTGGGAATATTTTAATGGTTCATCTAATAATATATCATGGGATATTTTACCTATTACTCTTCTACATTCGTGAGTTTCTGCTCTATCAAAATCCCCACTAAATGCACCACTCCAAGAAGTTGCATTTTCTTCATGGTCACTCACTATAGATGTAGTTGCAGTATCTCTAATTTCTATATAATCCCCTACAGCAACATTAGAAGAAGAAGCGGAAGCAAGTGTTATTCTTGAAGCACCAACAGCCGTAGCACTATCTAATGCAGTATTTGAATTACTACTTTCCGTTGAATGAATTAATTCATTACCAAGACAGTATTTCAACCATCTTGCCGTATGCATGTTCACTTCAAAAGACCCACCTTCGGTAATTATTTTACCGGGAACTTGTATAGAAGTATCTCTTCCAAGCCCCACGACATGGTATCTTTTCAAATCCATTTTAGTTTCGGGAAGAGTAATAGCCGATGCAATACCTAAGAATTGGTCTATCTTACAACTTTCTTCAGCATTACCGGCGACAGTAGTTTTATCGCTATCTTTATCAATTGGTGGTGTTTTGTAAGGTAGAATATGCATTACATCATTCGAAGCAAAAGCACTTGTACCGGCAGTATTATGGGCGGTACTTGCCATCGCAGGTGTAATAAAAATACTAATACCGTCATTTTTTGTAATTGTAAATGTTTTACCACCATTACCTTGATTTGCGGCATCACCATTATTTAAATTTCCGCCTGTTTCAAAAACAACTTGAGAACCTACTAACATGTTTACAGGGAATCTAAAACGACTTGATTTTAAAATATTATTTGTAGTAGTACCAAGAAACCTTATTTCTGTAGTATTACCTGTTGTAGCATACACTTGTACAGTAGCATCAGTGTGTTTAATTGTTAAACCTGTTTCGGGCGCAAAAGAAACTTCTGCTATATCTCCTTTGTATACTGTACTTGGCATTTAAATCATCTCACGGTATTAGTTCTGCTAATATTACTACTTCTATTTGGAATGTCATTCGGAAAAGTTGCTTGCTTCTATCACTTAAATCGGTTCTTGTCTTAAATACAAGCCTGTCAAAATTAGTTCCATCTCCCTTACGACTGTTGTGAATTACTCTACGAACTTCGTTCTCAAGTTGTTGCAGATGCTTTCTCCCCTTAACTGTTCGCATGTCTACGGTTATATTTATGCGTGTTGTTACAAAATCATAGAGTAAATCCGGGGCTTCTTCGTTGTGTGCCGTTTCGTAACATAACACATAATCATGCCGAGATAAGTCAAGACGCTTTCCTCTTTCGGGTTGTACCTCGGCTATGTCTATAACAATCGGTCTAATACCACTTGTGTTGCCTCTATTCCAATTAGTTTGAAACAACCCTATTACAACATCTAAACCTTCTGTCCATGTTGCTACCATAGTATCACTTCTTCTGTAAATCCTTTACTGATTTAGGAATGATAAATCCGTTTCTATATCTAAATCCTTCTCTATCCATATCGGGGTTTTGCTTAAGCATAGCCTCATCAGTTTGTTTCTTTAAGGTTGAAAGTTGTTTTTCTGTAGCAGGTGTTTGACTATTGAAATCAGTATAACTACCATCATCTTCTTCTCTCAAGCCCAACGCCCCTGCTTCTATTTGTTTAAATCTAATTCTTAAAGTATTTGGATTGTTGCTAAAAAAATCTTTATGTTCGGCTTGAAATTGATTATCTTTCTCAAACATTTCAATAATTTGTTGGTGAGAGTTATCACCGAATTTATTGAACTCTCTATCACCCTTCATTCAAACAACACCATCTCTACATAACGAGGTAGTGTACGGTCTACATCTGCTTGATACAACTGAACCTTACTTGCTACATCTATATTCTGTGTTCCTTCCGGTATAAGCACAGAACGGTCATCAGCCATAAGTAACTCAATCGCTACCATTTTTGTACATACATCCTCTATCGCTTTTTCTAAATATCTTTCACCGTAAATGTATGCAACCTTTATTGCATTCCATTCAAAGAAAGGATAAGAATTGTTAAAGTAAATTATACCCATTTCCGAGTCGAACCACCAATCACGAAGTCTTGCTTGGTCACCGCTACTACTTCCACCTTGTAAATCTATTTTGAAAATATTTTGAGTCAAAAGACCGCTAGTAGGTGGAGTTTGGGCAGAAGGAGTAACTGTAGTACAACCGGTAAAAGATGTGGTTGTTTTACTTGTATAACGAACAATATATCCACCATATTCAACAACTCCTGCTTCGGCAAAACCGGCAGTACTATCTACATCTATAACACCGTTATTACCCGCAAAAGAACCACTTCTTCCGCTAACATTCGCAGTAAGTCTTTCGGTTTGTTTAATTTCTATTTCACTTGAATCTGTAGCAATAGTACAAGTTTCTCCGGCTTTGGTTGGCCTCATACTTGTAATTTTTACCGTACCTGTACCATAATCAGCATTAGCACTTGCTAAAAATTCATTATTAACTTTAGTGCTATCAAATGCGTCTGTAGCACCCGGTAAAACATAAGATGGTGCAAGAGTGACACTTTGTTTACCTGTTCTTGCATCTTTGTTAATTAAATTAGCAAGACTTTGAGCAGATGTAATTTTATCAAACCCTACATCCCAAGTGCCTGTAGTTTCAGTTAATATTGCTTGTAGTTTTCCACTTGTACCGTTACCCGGAGATAATACAATATTTTTATTATGTAATGTTCTTACATTTTCGGGTAAATGTATCCTTGCTTCTGCCCCACCAATTTCACGGTAATCGTCACCTTGCCATAATTCAAGGCGTAATACTTGCTGTACATTACGGAAAAGTAACGGTGCAGTTCCTACATAATCTGTATAGTATCTTCTACGATATGGCTTATAGGTATCAAAATTAATATATTCCGCTACTACAAGATATGGTCGCCAAGCATTGTGAGTGATATTATCAATCTTGTCTTGCATCTTTAGAATTACTTTATCCACTTTATCCTTAGTTAATCCTCTATTTCTACCATTAGTAAATGATGCTTGGTTTTGCACATAAGCATTGTCGGCAACTTGATAATCAGCATGTGTAAAACCGCCGGTAAATGCGAGTTTTACTCCATTAGCCGAAGATGAAATAGCAGTAATTACTTTTTCTAACCCTAAAGGGTCAGCATCGGAATATATTAGAATAGTATCGCCTATTGCGTAACCATCATTTCTATAATCTCCACCGGTAATGAATACACCATCGGACACGCTATCTGCACTTACAAGTATTGCTTCACTTGGTCCAATATCAAGTAGGTCTGCTACTTTTTGAGCCGTAGTATACACTGTTGTTGTGGGGTCAAGAGGTCGGGTTTCTACCTCGCCCGGTGAAAATACTTTCGGCATACATTAGACCCCCTCATCAAGATTGTTTCAATACACTCCAAGCATCACGCATAATTACATTACGAGAAGTCATGATACGACGCATGTGTTCAGCCTCTCTATCGGGATTGAAAGTATCATCTCTATCTCTAATAACGGTATTGTCCGAGCCTCGCTCTCCCGTTTTAAATTCTTCATCAGCATCTTCTTCTGCTAATATTTCTTCCATATCTTTACCCGATATTCCCTCTTCTTCACCTGCAAACTGACCATCAATAGCGGCTTGCTCACCTGCTACATCGGGCATAGAAAGAGATTCTTCAAGGTTTTGCCCCTCAAAAGGTACTCTTTCGCCCATGAATTTGATATTATGTGATTCGGGGTTGGCTACCATGTCACGCATGAGTTTGTCACGAGAAGAAGTAAACTGTTCTCCTTGTGCATCTCCACCTGCACCTCTTAGTTCATTCGCCGCCATACGATTAGCAAACTGTTGTAGACGAACTTCTTGTCCATCCGGTGTAAGCACTTTTTGTCTATGTGGTTTCATTGGCATCTTGATTAATATTCTACTCATATTATTACATCCTGTTTTCGTCATCTCTATGTCCTAGATTATATTCCATAGGTTTGTCACATGTAGCGCATGTTGCTCTCCACATAAAATGTAGAAATCCACAGTGCGTACATCTTGTACCCGAACCTATGTTAAGTATATCACCTATATTTTTATTTCTATTTCTTTGACTACCTGTGACACCTTTTAGTGGGTGTTCACTATCTGCTACGGCAGAATTTGTGTCTAACTTGACACCTTGCTTACTTGCTCTCACTAGGTCGCTAAGGTCTAATTTTTGTAAATCAAAACCCACTTAACCACCTCAAGATGTGGTCACGAATATGTATATGTTACCAAGTATTACATGTGGGTCTGCTGATACAGGGGCATTAGCACCTATTGCCGCTACAATAGCAGTTTGTACTGCGGTTCTTTTAGTAGCATCATTAAAGTCTGCTTGTGCAAATGGACCGAGTATCGTACATGTTTTAGTCATATTATCATCTACTCATTGTAATTTCAGCGTCTACCAAGAGCAAACCATTTTCCATGTTGAAATGATTCTTTAGCAAAAGCATCTATGTTGTTAGTGTATTCTGTACCACATGCTATGTTAAGAGTCTTGTTTACTTCGTCTATACCAACTGTTACTGCAACTTGGGTTGCTTGACCTAATATTTCTGCATTTATTGCGGATAGTGAAGGACCTATTACATAAATTCTATCGTCATTGGCTAATGCTGTTTCAGTACCACCAACTATCTCTATAGAAGTACCCCCACCGTTCATACCTTCTATTATCCCTATTCTTGTGTAAGTAGAGTTCTCATTATGTTCACCGGTCCCTTGACTACTTTTGTAAATCGCTTGTCCTTTGTGTAGTGTGCGTAGAGCATTTTGATTATTTACTGTAATTGCAACACTACCTGCGGCCACTCCACCAACATCATTAACTAATATTCCTGTCCATACACCGCTAGTTATGTTTCCACCGGCCATCATTACATCACTTAAAAAACCATCATAACTAACAGTTGTACCACCATTTCTAAAAGTACCAGTCAGTAATGTTAGGTTTCCTAGTGTAGTAACTCTAATGTCTGTTGTTGTTGTTCCCATTTAAATCACCTCAAGAACGGCGACCAACTGCTAAGAAAGTTCCGGCTTTTGTAGTTTGAGTTTTAGCAGGGGTTTTTATTGTAATTGAGGTGGAATTGCCACCTCCACTTGGAGTAAAACTCCCTGCGTCTAAAATACCGCTAACTAATTGTGCGGCGTATGTAGTACCACCGGTAACATCTATATCTTCTATTCTAACGACATTTGCTTCTGCGGGATTAATTATAAACGCATCAATTGATGCGAGTTGAGAGGACAAATCTATAATAGTATCTCCTGCTTCATAACTTCCTGTTATAATCATTCTATCTCCGAACACTGTCGGTCTTGGGTCTATGGTTACTGCCATTATTCTTCACTTCCTGTTTCTATGGTATCTTCTACTTGACTTAAATCTTCTTCAACTATAGGAGGATTCAAATGAGATTTCACTAAATCCAAAGCCGCCGTTTTAGTTAGATAACCTGCGCCTGTTTTGACTCCATTATCTTTAAGCCACTTTAGAATATCTTTCCTAGCCCATGCAATATCCGGTATACCATCATCTTGTAGGTCTACTGTAGCAGGTTCATCACCTTCAATAAGGAAGGTTCTAGTATCTAATGTGTGTCGCCACTTGTTAAGCCACTCTTTAGAAACTTCGGTAGGTTTACCCCTTATCCAAACTCCCTTAGAGCCGACCATTCGGGATTCGTAATAAACCCCTCTATAGGTTACTGTAGGCAATTAGCCCACCTCACATTAGTAGAACTGTTAAGTCACTGTCTGCGGCGGCGTTGGATGGTGTTAGGTTAATCTTTAGAGGGTCTGTTCCATCAATTGTTCCTACAATTGTATGTGCTACTCTATCATTTCTACCTACTATTGCAATAACTTTGCTCACAGGTGTTCCGTCTTGACCATCTGTTGAAGTTGTGTCAGTTGAGAAAATAATGTTACCACCTGCGGCGGCCTTTGCTTGAACTCTCACTGTAACCATTCTCATTGAGCCACCGGCGTTGTTGATAGTGTTATCATTGGTAGCGGTGAAACCGGTTATACTACCGGGGTATGCACCTGCGGCACCTGCGGCACCGTCAAGCCATCGAGTTTCATCAACTAGAGAGCCAGTTCTCATGTCTAAGTCAAGTAGAATGTCTACATTGTCTATTCCTGTGTCATCTGCTGTTACTGTTAATCCTTTTTTTGTATCTGTTATGCCCATGTTTAATCATCTCCTTAATATTTTTTCTCCATTAATCCTCACTGTAGGTCACGAATCGAGCCATGTCCTCCAAAGAAAGTAGTCCAAACTTCTCCCATTGAACGGTACATACCCTCTTGTCCTAGACGGTTAATAGCGAATGGGTCACCGGTTTCGATACCGGATTCAAAGTATTGAGTTGGTATAGCAGTTGAGAAGTATAGGTAATCAGTATCTAGGAAGTACATACGGGATAGTCCGTCTTTTTGTATATCTTTAGATGGAATAATAGGTACACCGTTGTAGGTTGCTACGATGAAACCGGCTTCAATACCCGGTACACCCTTAACACCGTTGTAAGTTGGTGTAACTCTCTTCTCTTCCATGAACCTTTGTTGGCTTTGTAGTAGTTGTTGTAATCTCATTAGAGTATCATATCCAGTTAGGATAACCTTTGGATTACCACCACGAACCCAAATCTGTTGGAATAGGGTGTCCAAATGGTCTAATGAAAGAGTTCTACGGCTACCTGCGGCTCGGTCTGCACCACAGTTTACTTCTGCGTTTGACCATGCGTTAGCCTGTCGGCTAATGCTGTAGATGTCAAGGTCAGTTGCGCCACAGTGGTCTGTACCTGCTGATGCACCAGTTTCCATAGATGTTAGTCCACCACTTGCGCCACCATCGTTACCAGTGATTCTGTCAAGTGACTCGAAATCATTACCTGCAACTGTTTCAGCGTCTTCTGTCAACATCTTGTTGATGTGTTCTGCGTGGTGCTTACCCATTTCTTCCTTTAGTACTGAGCGAATGTCGCCTAGTCCGTCATCTTTGTCAGCCAAAAACATAGCAGTTTCGCTCATATCGAATGTGTGAACAACTGTCTTAGGTTTTGCGGCTATGTGTTGGAACTGTGGTTTGGTTGTGTCCGGTAGAGTAGCGTTTTCTGCAACTCCGCCACCTTTCTCGAAGGATGGTCTGTCAGTAATAACTCTCCAACCGCTTCTTTCCCACGGCCTCTTAGGTAGTATTGAAAATGCATTAAATTCTTGGTTCAATTGTGACCAAACTTTTCTACCGTAGATTGCTTGGTAAGTACCTGCTGTACTACTTAGCATTGGGGCATCTGCTTTCAATAACTCACTACCGGAGTAGGAGTAGCCCATAGCGTTTCCTGCACCGTAAAAGTATCTTTCCATATCTGTTATGTTTCTTATGTAATCTCTTGCCATATTATTCATCTCCTTTTTTTAATTTATTATCCTCAAGCACTCCTGTATACACTATTTGCTAGTGTATGTACCTCATCCCAAGACATGTTGTTTAGGTCTTGAGTAGACGGGATTGTTACATTGTTAGAACTTACGGATTTTGCAATTGTTGTTCCTTCTGTGGTTAGGTTATCAATTCTTTCGGATAGTCCTTCAAGAGCCTTCATAACTTCACTAATTGGTTGACGAGCATCAAACTGTGCTTTTTCTGCTTGAGATTTTGCTATTGATTGTTCTTCATTGAAACGAGATGCAAAGTGTCCTTCTAAGTTGCCTCGGAATTGTTGTTCCATAGCCGCCGCTTTGTAAACTTCATAAGCCGCTTCAATATCACTTGATGAAACATTTGATGGGTTAATGTAAGACTTTGAAAGGTCAGCCGGTCCCATAGCACCTGCCGGTTGTTTTCCGCCACTTTGAGTTACTGCACTGATAGCACCAGTCGATGGGCTACCTGCTGTTTGTCCTCGGCCTCTAACTTGTCCGGCGAAGTAATCTGCACCGTCTACTGTGTCCGGGTTATCGAATCCACCAAGTTGTGCTTTTTCCATTTGGTCAAAGTGAAGTCTTGCATCCATGGTGTTTACACCTGCGGATTTAAGAGTGTCTTCCATCCAATTTAGATATTCAGCACTGATAACATCGCTGTACTCGTTTCCTTTTGCGTACATTTTGTCATCTTTGTCTTCTTTCTTATCTTTCTTTTCTTTCATTTCTTCTTCATCAGCCTTCATTTTCTCATCCTTCTTTTCTTCTTTATCTTCGGAATCATCTTTCTTGCCCTTGATATGTTCTCGGAGTTGAGGTGGTATTTCACCTTTCTCCATGGCATCAAGTCTTTGTTCAAGTCTGTTCATTACTGCATTTAGGTCATTGTCTATATCTGTCATTTTACTCACATCTTCTTTTAAAATTCTAAATTGCGCTTCCGGGTTAATACCTTTTTCGCAAATTGTTATTTCGTGGAGTTCCATTTTACTTATTTCTTGGTATTCTCCATGTTCTCCATCAGCCTTCCTAACACGCTTGAAAGCCTGTCCACCAATGGAGAATCCTTGCAAATTACCTTTGCGTATTTCTGCGGCTACTTCACGAGCCTTTTCTATATCGTTTCGTAGTTTACATACTACGAACATTCCTGTGTCGTCTACTTCGGACTTCCACATTCTTCCGTTAGAGTCAACATAATTATCTATGACTTCTCCAACTTGTATATTAGAGTGAGCCAATTGTACATTTCGGTACTTGTCACTCTTCATAAATCCATCAAATGCATTCTTTAATGCACCACGAGTAATTAAATCTCCTTGCTTATCAACAAGTTCTACAGATGCGTATCCTGCTACAATTAAATCGCTACCACTCTTTAGGACAGATAGCCCTGTAGATGGTCGCTGTAAGGTTAGCATCATTTTACACAACTTACTGTCATCCTACTTATAGTAAACTGATACTTTATCTCTTAAAGAAATCAATTTACTTCATTAAAATCGGACAACTGTGAAGTATTTTGTTTAATATCTATATGTTTTATGGGTTTCTTTTCTTTGTGATTACTTTTAGGCTCAATTACTTTTTCATCACTACGCTTTCTACCATCGTAGTCCGGCATAGTTTCTTCATTAGCCAAACGAGTTGGACCACTTGGTGATTCTATAGGTGTAGCCATATCTATACCAAGCCCTTTTGGTCCTGTCCAAGTAATTTTTTCTTTAGAAAGTTGGTCTAATGCACGAGAAATAATATCTAATGCTTTTTTAGTAGTTGGTTTGAGTAACCTGTTATCATCATCGGCCTCTAATACACCTGCTGATTGTTTTTCTTGTCTTTTACGACTTGGTGGTTTTTGGTCTAATACACCTTCTTTGACTATGTGACCGTCAAACATAAGTGGTGCTACGGCACCCCAATATGGATACATACTTTCTGCTAATGTAACAGGGTAGTTAGATTTCACCATACCACTCAATGCTGTAGAAGGGTTTTCTAAATACCATAAGTTACCATAATTTACAACATCGTATTCTACAGTATCTACATCTTTTAATATAACTTTTAATTTATTATTATCGTATTCTATATCGTGTGGAACTAGAATGGGACTCAAAGATTTAGTAAGTATATCTAATGATTCTGCACTAGCCGCACCTTCACCATCACCTTTACTGGTTATTTGTTTCATTTGTACATTGAAGACATCTCTTCCACCACGAGTTTTCTTAGTTACTCCTGTAATAGATACTCTAACTACATCTCCTACTTTGTATAAGTCTGTTTGATTATGTATTGTTCCTATGTCCATATACTCTTGTCCATTAACTTCTACTGCTCTATTACCTAGTTTTGAGCCGTCTAATATCGGCCCTGCACCTAGTCTATAAGTATGTGAATTTTTACCTTTAACATCTAGTACTATGAAATTGTAGTCTTTAGTATTTCTAAGTAACATCCATTTTGGATGTCGTCTTTCACCTTTCATATATGTTGACTTACCATCTCTTAGTAAAATTACTTTATGTTCTTCTTGTAAATTAGAAACTGTATCTTCTAAACCTTCTTCGTCTGTCATTTTAGTATCATGTGGACCCGGAATAATTATGTTTTCATGACTATCAAATTGACTTCTCAATAGTTTCATTCTTTCAAACATTGTCATATCACTTACATTGTTAGCATCGTAATTTAGAATATCTATTATGTTTAATTCTTCTTCACCTAAGATACCATCTATGACATAATCTCTTTTATTTAACTTTGAAAGATTTTCTTTAAATATTTTTTTCAATCCTACTTTTTTACCATTTTCATCGTATGTAGTAATTACTTCATCTTCACTTACTATGATAACTCTTTTTCCATCATACCATTTACTTACAACCCAAGAACCGCTAAAACCTCTTAGATGATGTAAATCATTTAACTCAAATATTCTATGCATAGGTCTTATTGGTGGTGACCATTTAACATCGTCACTCTTCATCAATAATACATCGGGATTTAGAAGAGATGAAATATATGTAGAAACTTCACTCATAGCAATTGTTGAAGGGTCATCCGATGGAGATAAGTATGTATCCATATTTACCCCTTGATGTGCTGAAAGAGTATTTTGTGGTGGTGGTAAATTTGGTAGTACTTGTTGTATAGTTTCTTCTCCAAACAATGAATTTAACGCTTCTTCACTTACTCTTGGATAAAAACCCGGTTGAGTATGTTCCCCAACCATAGGTTCACCCTGTATATTAGTTTCAATACCAAAAGATGGTTCTGCTACAAATCCTTCATGAATATCTCCTACACCAAATATATTGTAAATAGAAGCGTTAGTAGGATTCACTTTACCTATTTTAGAATGAGTGCCTAGACCTGCTCTAGCAACTGTTTCAGTTGTAGGTGCTTCAAATGCACTGTCTAATACGCCACCTCTATCATCCATCAATTTTCTTTCATCTAACACAATTAAAGAATCTAAGTTATTTCTAGTAGTAGCGGTGATTTTCTTAACTCCTTTACCCATGTCTTTTGCACCATGAGCATCAAAATCTCTAGCGTGAAAATATTCTAATCCACTATTCTGCATTGATTGACCAAAATGTTGCGTGTTAAGAATATGGTTTAGTGATTGAGATAAACCGTGTATAGGATTTGCCTTCCAATTTTCATTTTCTTTTCCTGCTCTTTTTTGTGCAATAGATATTGCATCGTGTATATTTAAATTATGTAAGTCATGATGAAACTTATCATTACTGTTTAACTCATCATATTCAGTACCCATAATATCATCATTAGGAGTATGTAAATGAGATACATCTGCATTTCCTATTTTTGATAATGCACCACTTGTAAGCATATTTCTTACTGTTGAAACAAATAGAGGTTGTTGTCTTATAGAAGATTCATTGATAATATTAGCAATATGTTCTTTCATACCGGGAGTTTTTTCTAAATTTAATTTATTAATTACTTCGTCAATAGACATATTACCATCTATTTCTGCGCCATTATTTAACAAATGATTTGCAATAGTCTTATGTTCGTTTACTTTTTTAGGTTTTTGATTAACTACATTGTAATCTATTCCATAAGTTACAGGTGACAAGTCATGATTGTCAGTTGCTAAAATATGTCTTTGTGTATCAGCCAATAATTTTTGTACATTATGTATAAACTGTGTGGGATTACTAGGGTCGAAAGCATTGGGTTGCTGTTCAATAACTAGTGGTATCATTACATTTTTAGCATAATCTACTATTGTATCATGATGGGATTGTAACATATCTAAATATTGTTTAGCATTAATTTTCCAATGATTACTAGGTTTATCTTTTTGTTTTGTTGATTGTTGAACTTGATTTAATTGAGTTACGCTATTTTGTAAATCCTCTCTTAAACCCATTACTTGTTCTTGTGACAAATCGGGATTTGTAAGCATTTCATTTATAGAATCAATAGTTTCTCTTATTCTATTTTCTTTCTCAGTAGAAATAGAACTACCACCAAATCTTAGAATAGATTGTATAACTTCACTAGGATTTGTTTTAGGTTTATAACTTCTACTTTTCTTATTGTCTAATTTTCTTTGGTGAAATTTAGATGTTATACTTTGTAATGCAGAATTAGCCGCATTTAGATTTATTTTATCATTAACATTAAAACCAAAGTTATCTCTATAATAATCATGTAATTTCTTATATTTTTCATTGTTTTTATCAACAGATAAACTTTCTATAAAATCATTGATTTTTCTACCATCCGTTGTGTTAAGTATTTTACTAGCAGAATTTACTAACCTAACTATTGGAAAGTCACCTGCTTCTATAATATCTTTAACATTACCATAAGTAGTAGGTTTTGAATCCCATCCTACATAATCTTTGAATTCTTGAAGGTCAAGACCTGCTGATAGTGTTAAATCTCCTGTTAAAAAATCTTTAAGTTGACCTATAGATTTTTTTGATGGAGTAAACGGATGGCCTACTCTATTCAAAAATGTATTATGTAATTGCGCTTTAACTGCTCTTTCGTGTAATCTACTATCACTAGGAGTGCTTCCATACATAGATTCCGGTTTTTGAGCAAATGTAGGGTTGGTTGATGTGTGTGGTGATAAGTGTTGATTGAATGAATCTAATTGTCGTTTAAATGCAGGAGATGCTGTCCTCATCATATATTCATACATAGGATTGATTGCTGATTTATGTTCAGTATAATTATTTTTTTCACTTATATTACTTCTTTTACTTGTTCCAAATGGTGAGAATATGTTTTGTAAAGGCATTTTTTCGTGGGTAATAGAAAAATTCATTTTGTTAGTATCAAAACTACCTATTTCTTGTGAAAAAAGTGGACCAAAGTGCATTCCTAAAGTAGTATTTTCTTGGTTTGGCATCCAAAATTGGTTATTAGTAGGGTCTGTTTGAAACATAATTGAGTTGTTTTTATCATGTGACATAGAGTGTACAAAGTCTATCCATGTAGCAGGTGATACATTCATTCCCGGTATATTGTTGTATAATGAAGAGTAAAGTTTACCCGGACCGTATGTATATCCATCGGGGTCTGTTTCCCAAAAATCTTGCTTTTCCTCATCGGGATGAGGACCATGTGGTGATTTTAAAAATGCTAAATCATTTGACATTTCTTTTGCTAACTGTTGAACTGTTCCGTTGCGTTGTGCATATTCTTGTGTTTTTTCTAGCGTTGGTAAATCAATAATTGGTCCATCCATTTTACCGTGTATAGGATGATTTTCAATTAACTGTTTTGTATTAGGGTCAAATCCTGCTAAGAAAAGTAAATCTTCCATAGAGAGTCTTTTGTGTTTAGATACTCTTTGTAAATCTTGATAAGTATAATTATCTTTAGGTTTTGTTTTATGTGTTTCAAGTGATGGTAAAACCTGTAATGGTTCTTTACCATCAACAGCGTATTTTTCATTAATTTCACTTAATATATAGTCAGCAATAGGGTAATCTAACAAATCATTTTGATTATGAACTGATTCACCTAAAGCACTACGAATGAATCTATTTTCACCTTGTGAGTAATCATCTTCATTAGACTGATTTCGATAATGAGCATTACGACCAAAATTTTGATTTGACCTAAGCATGAAGTTCATTTCGGGTGTTCTTCTAAGTAAATTATTTACTGCTATTCTAGCAGTAGGTATTTTTTCTCCATTAGGTAATGTAAGTGTTGATTTATTATCTATACCTTCATGTAACTGTTCTTCAATTGAATCTCTTTCTTCGGGTGTAAACCATTCAAGTCCGTACATAAAACCGTCTAAACCTAGTTCACCTTCTTGACTTGTCCAGTCTTTTACTTTATCATCAAAATGACTATGGCGTAACTCACTTTCTAATTCTTTTGCTTTCAATCCTTTACTTTGGAGTTCAGTTTCTAAATCAGCATTTTGTTTCTTCCATCTTCTGTAATCTCTTTCATATAAGTGGTGTTGATGTTGTGCTACGGTTCCGGGGGTATTAATATCTCCAAGTATAGGTATAGTAGTTGAACCACTTTTGAAACCGGTAACTAAAGGACTATTTTTTTCAGTCATAGATTTATACCACTTTTTTTCCATCTCCATTTCTTGATTGCTTGCACCACCTAGCGCAAATGACCTAAGCACCTCTATCATATTAGGTAATCCTGTTGCGTGATTTATTTGTCTTAGTGGATGATTCATTTCGTGATATGGAAAGTGAGAGTCAGTGTAAGATGACTTAGCATTTGCCCTATAAGTAGGGTATATTGAATGACCTCTACCTTCTCTACGAATCATACCGTCAGCCCAAACATGGTTTGTTGGCTCACCAAAAGTAGGTTTAGATGCTAATAAATATCCTGCGCCTTCTTTTTTATCAAATTTAATTATTGTTTCAGCAGTATCTTTAAGATTTAAAGAAAATAAATCGTTAGGAGATTTTTCTAAAGATTCCCACGCCATGATGTATTCTGCGGCAGTTCGAGATAAATCTAAACCATCGTAAAGTGAGATAACAAAATCATTTTTACGAATGTAGAAATCTTGTAACATATTTTCACCGCCTATGATAGCGGTTCAAATTGAGGGCAAGCGTGTATATCCATACCCTTGTGCAAATTGCATCCTTCGGTATTTGTACCACCACACTTTCTACATATTATTGGTAATCCCGCTTCTCCCGCTTCTCTAAATTTAGAGTTGATATTTGCTTTTTTAACCGCTATTGGTTTCACAATATCACCTTAATCAAAATTTTCTTCTCTAACGACTCCTGTATCGGAATGTGGGTTTTGTCTTGATGATAGTTTATCCATATTCACTTTAGAATCGTGTTTCTTTCTTTTAGGTTTACCATCTTCGGTTTCTATGGTTTTACCGTTAGTAGTAAAATAACCGGACTTTGTTTGACCGCCCGATTCTGCTACAAAGTGAGGGTTTACATCAGTAATTTTTTCCGGTGGGAATCCCGGTTGGGCTTTAGCCAT